GCGGCGTGTCCATCGCTGCCTCTTCTCCAACCATCTGTGCCAATTCAAGGTAACGTGCATCAACGGAGCGGATATCCCCACGTAGGTTGTTCATCAGGATTTCGGGATTCTGAGGGCTTCGCGCCATAGGCTTAACGTCCTCTTCTTCCATCTCATCTTCAAACCCGGCCATGATGCCACTATTACGGGCGGACTTGGACATCGGCTGAGAGAACATGCCACGCTTTAGGACTTCGTCTTTCATATCGCTTCCTTAGAAAAGGCCACCGGCTGTTTTTACTGCGCCTGCTGTGGCCAGTGCGCCAGTAGCCAAGCCTGCCACTTGCTGGAACGGACTTGGGGTAGGTGCTGCTTGTGTTGTCAAAGCCATTTGAGACGAAGGCGCACCTTTGTAGATATCGGACAGGAATGCCAACTGCTGATACGGCTGATACGCACTTTGCAGTTGCGTAGCACGAAGGGCATCCAACTCTCGCTGCTGCTGACTCTGTTGCTGCTGGCCCAGCCCATAGAGGAAAGTGACATCCTGCTGACCCAACTGCTGGCCTATTCCGCCTAGCTGGGCTTGCTGCAAACCTACGCCGCTTAGTTGCGAACCCAAGGAGCCTAACCCTGCCGCCATTTGAGAACCTACCCCAAACTGCTGTTGTGCCAGATTACCGATGCCCGAAGCTTGCGACTGACCTAGTTGAGACTGCTGACCAAGTATGCCTGCCTGTTGCGCAGCAATATTGCCGTACTGCCCTGCCAACGAAGCTTGCTGCTGTGCCAGATTGCCGTACAGGCCTGCTGCCTGCTGACCCAAACCCGCCTGCTGTAACTGCTGGCCCGCCAATTGTTGGCCGACATTGCCGCCATATTGCGCCGCCGCCAATGCCTGCTGCGCTCTTTGCGCTTCAAGACTTCCCAGTTGCGCACCCGCTTGCATTCCCATCTGTCCCGCTTGACCCAATTGTTGCGCTGCCTGTAAGCCCAGACCTGCCTGCTGCGAGGACAACGCACCTGCCTGCCCTGCGGCACCCTGATAGCCCTGCGCTTGTGCCAACTGGCGCTGCTGCTGCTGTTCAAACGCCTGCTGTGCCTGTGCTGCGGCACCTTGATAGCCCTGCGACAGCCCACCGACAATAGCGGCATTACGCTGTTCCGACAGCGTACGCTCAAGTTCTGCTCGCTGAACGCCTTCCCGGCTACCACCAAACGCTCCTGCACGAACCGCTTGTGCCTGTAAATTCTGACGAGCAATGTCCCCTTGACGATTAATTTGCCGTAGCGACTCGTCAATAACCTGCTGCTGATACGGATTCATGAACTCTTGGACATTGCCGGGAGCAAAGCGCTGTGCCGCACCCCCCAAGGCACCGATGCCTTGACCTAGCGCTGCTGCCGCTGTTCCAAATCCCGGCTGTTGTGCAGCCTGTCGAGCAGCTAACGCAGCGTCGTACCCTAATTCTGCTCCTCCACCAATACGTTGCTGTGCCTCCCCAAATTGAGGACCAGCCCCTTGCGCTTGTTGGAGAGACTGCAACATTACCTGCTGTGCGGGAGAGATGTTTGCCTGCCCATACATCTGCGCCATCTGCTGCGCTTGCTCTATGTCTGATGCCGCACCCCCCAGCAATGGAGCGCCTTGGCCCGCGGCAAACGCCAGCCCGCCCATTTGCGAAATAGGTACGCCCGCCTGCTGCATGGCTTGTTGTGCCGCACTAAATTGGCCACGGGTGTCGGCCCCCTGAAGAACATCCACGCCTTGCGCAAGCGCTCCCGCCCCTGCTGTTGCCGCAGTGCCTGCCCCCTGCATAAACGGGAGATAGGCACCAATGCCTTCTACTCCACGTGTCAATGCATCGATCTGTTCTGGGTTAAATCCGGCTACTTGATAAGCAGGAAGGGTAGGAGGACGCAGTGCTTGAGCCGATTGAAGAAGACCTAATTTAATCTTTTCAATCTCGGGGGCTTCCCGGACTATTTGTTCGGTAATTTCTGCCATGACTTATCCTCGGGCCGCGTTGCGTTCTAACTGATTCATGAGTGCGTACATCCGTTTGGCTCCTTCGCGACGACTTCCGCCGCCCGCGCCACGAACGGCTTTTGCCGTCATGACAAATTCACCATCGGATAACATGGCAGGGATCGAGTCAGATTTCTCTGTGCCCGGGCCACTGATTTGACCGTTTCGTCTAGGATACCCGCCCTGCGTCAAAGCGGCAATACCGCCCACGTTCATACGTGCGGGCGCAGGAGACGGCAAAAGTGATTTCCCGGGGACAACGGAGGTGTTTCTTGGAACAAATCGCGATTGAGAATAACGCCCCGCTTCTAAATCTTGCCGCATTTCTTCAGGGGTACGGGGTTGCCCAGCATACCGTTTTTTAGGTGCCGGAGTATTACTAACAAGTGGATAATACCGATTCACTACTGGCATTGGGGCTTTAACCGCATAGGGATCTCCGTAATCAATCGAACGGGCAGAAGGAGAAATATAGCTTTTCCCCTGTACAGCACCGCCTTGGTTCATGTACATAGGAGGGGTGTACCCCCGATAAGTTCTTCCCGCTACACGAATATCATTCATGGTTTGTGGAGCCGACCATGGGGTGGAACCAGTGATATTTCCCCGCTCGTCATACTGCACCCCCGGCAGTCCTTGGACGTAGTAACGGCTCGGGTCGCCAGACAGATCAATAGGCTGACGCATTTGGTTTTGAAACTCTGTCTCTGGCGGAGGTTTTGGCTCAAACCCCCCGGTCAAGGCTAATGCGCCGATGCCCGCTGCAACACCGGGACCATAGGTGCGAAACATATTTGGGGTTTGGGTCGTGTCTACATATTTAATTGCGTCGCTTACGGTCTTATTAGGATTATTTGCCAAGAACTTATCAATCATGGCAGTACGTTGTTCCGCAGAAGGGCCCGGAGCAAACAAATTACCTGCGCCTTCTGCAAACTGGCTGGCCCCCGTACTGAAGTCTCCGGTCAAGAATTTCTTGGCCCCGCCTCCCATCTCACCAAGGGAGTCCATTACTCCAACTTGTCGATAAGAACCTGCGACGTCAGGCGTACCCGCGGCAACCTGCGGTGCAGCACGACCCCTATCATAAAGACCCATAGTTTGTTGCGACAGATCTCTTCTTGCTTGATCTACACTTGTTAGATCTTGGAAAGAATTAAAACTGGCCGCGTCTGCTTTCGCTAATTTCCTTGCGTAGTCCGCCTGAGACATCCCCGGATTTTGGGCAAATATGCCAGTTGGAGGCTCATTTAAATTTGCCAACTGACCCTGCGGAATAACTTGGGCTTTAGCCGCATCTAGATTTTGGCGTGCGAATTCGGATTGAGACATCCCCGGCTTTTGAGCAAAGATATCCCCTGAGGGCTCCACTTCAAGGTAAGGTTTAGGGCCTAATCCTAACTGCTTCACCTGATCTGCGGAAACAGCTTTACCGGTAAAAGTGTCTATAGCACTACCGTCTGGTTGCAAAAGATATTTAGGCGTAGCTCCTGCGGGTTGCGTCGCCGCGCCTTTCTCCCTCGGCTTGGCCAAAAATGCGTCCCTAGTAGCAGCGGAATCGGGGTCTAAATCAACTCCCGCTCTTTGGTTTACATTTTCAACCGCATCTCTGGCCGCAGTTGCCGCCGCGTTGTCCACATCCACCTTCGGGGCGCCGCTCATAAAGGCCGTGCCGCCCGAAATAGCACCTTCTATCAAACCGCTCTTGATCGAATCTTTCAAGTTTTGGCCAGATACTAAGCCTGTACCCGTGCCAACAATAGCACCGGTGAGCGCGGCATTCGCTGCTGCGTTGGTGCCAACAACTGCGGAGGTATATTTGCCAACAAAATTACCCACAGGACCGCCGGGAGCACCCAAGAAGCCGGTTGCGGCAGAGGTCAGAACGGATTTAAGATCACCGCCCGAAAGAGCGGCCGCTGTGCCAGAAGCCAATGCGCCTGTAACTGCGGAGCCCATGGCAGTGAGTCCACCCCCTACCGCCGCCATTGAAGGAAACATCGTCATGACAGCAGGGCCGAGGACCATGCCTAACGCAATGGTGCCCAAGATGCGGCCAATCGGACTCTTTAGTACCTTCTTGACTACGTTAGCTAAACGCTTAACGTGTTTTTTTACTGCTTTAAATATCTTTTTAAAGAAGAACTCTGGCAATCCTGTTTCAGGATTAATGGTCCCCGAGCCGCCACGCGATTTCAGCAACCGTGCTTCGCTTGGCGTGATATGCGCCAGCATGGTGTCGCCGCGACGGCCACTGTTGGCCACGATCCGCGCAGCTTCCGCAATGCCGCCCCGAGCAAAGCCCTGTGGCGGCATCATGCCCATGGGGGCCATACCCATTGGCGCTTCTGGCATTGGCTGTGCCGAACCCGAGGTAGCCATACGGCTGCGCTGAACGTCAACCAAAACCATTAAAAGGGCAGCAAGAAATTCTTCGTCGTACGCTGGCGGTAGATCATCCGCATCGAGTAAGCCCTCTTTAACGAGATCAGCCACTTCTTTGGCGTAGTTTTCAGGATCGCCATAAAGACCTTGAATAGCTTCAATTAGCTGCCCAAGTTGCTCATCAGTCAACTCATCTAACTCGGGCCGTATCTCGGCCAGCGCTTCTTCCAACTCCATCGAGGCATCAGGACGAGCGGTCTGCAAGCCCTGTTGCATCGCGTCGTAGGAATCCATCAAGCTCAATTGAGGAGCTTGCATTGCTTGGTTTTCTGGCAATGCCATGATGCCTTGCTCGGGTGCTGTCGCCATGATCGTTCCTTACGAAAAAGTTGTACTATTTTACTGGCACTAGCTACGCTAGGGAACTACCCCGCTTACAAACACAATCGACCCCATGGCCGAGGGGATGCTGGGCATAGCGAAGGGGCTGACCTGTGCAGGTGAGGCATGTAAATACACCCCGGTGCCGCCTCCTGAAGTCGCTGCCAAGTTAGTCGCCCAGTACAGCGCCACATCATCCCCGCCTGTTACGGTAAAAGTAACGCTAGAATAAGCGACAACTGCGCCGTCAACACTGCCATGTCTCTCTGGCACGGAAAAAATACGGCCAGACCCCGGCACGTTGACACCATCTATTTCCAACCAGACAAAAGCTTCATGGATTTGAGATGACGTATTGAAACACTGCAAGCTGTAATCGATCTTGTACACCCCAGTATCGTTTGGGGTGGCTGTACTGTTTGGGTTCAACGTAAAATCAAGGCCCGACTCCAAGGTATCCCAAAGCACTTTAGTGGCGGTGTTCGTAGCCGTTGCGTATTGGTCTGTTTCATCTCGCGCAGAGATATGAGGAAAAGACAGGAACCGCCCACCGCCGTTGGATAGTAACTGCCCCGTGACGTTGTCCAGCGTGTTGAAGTACTGGCGCAAAATGTTATGCGTTGCGTCTGTATACCCACGATCAAACTCAACCGGCGCAAACGGCAGCGCGGGTGCTCGGGTAACGTCAAGTTTGTCTCTGCCTGCCATTACCGTCTACCATCCGCACGTATGTCCATACTGGGGGCTCCCAACTGCCACTGTGTGCCCAAACTATCCGACTCCACCCGCAATGCCATTTGTCTCCCGCGCACGCGCGTGTAGATCAATTGAGTGAACTCCTGCACGGTATATAGATGCTGCGTGTTGTAACTCTGCGCCGCAGTAACGTCAGGGCTACTCGCTGCCGTATACGCCGAACCGGGGTTCTTGCGAGGCCGCATCGTAAACTTCACCTCTGGGAAAGAAGGATTCGCCGTAGTGGAGCCATTGAAGCTGATGTCCGGAACCATACGCCAGACAAACCCATAATTATTTCCCTCACCAATATCAAAATCTGACGATTGGATATACGAAGTGATAGGAGAAGGCGGGTTAGTCGAGCCGTCATCCACCGCTGCCTCATGAGCTACAAGGATATTCCCGGTGGTCGTTGCCTGTGGAAACGCACGAAGCGGAGAATCCAGCCACGCTGTTCTGCCCAATGTGCCGAAATACCATACCTGATCAAGGTAATTAAAAATGACGTACCGATCAACAACCTCGGACCCCGCCGAGCAGTAGTACCACCATATCTCAGAGAACCCTTCATTCGTCCCTGCAAAAAACTGATATGACTGATCTAAATTAATGTCAGAAAACACATACTTGCGAACACTGCACGGCAGTGTTTCAACGCGACCACCATAAGCGTAAAACTTATCTATCCCCATCCAATAAGTAGCACCCCCGGCAGTGATAATTGCATTGGGTCCTGCGATGGAGATATTGTCCGCTAAGAGATTAAAGCCCCACACAAACGGAGGCCCTAAGTACTGCATGGAATAAATAGCCGCATCAGTCAGCACCAGTATTTCTTGACGGGCCTGTACTGACGTAATAATTTCTGAACCAATGGATAACCTAAAGCTGCCTGCTTGGTTTGTGGCGCTTGGTGTCCAATCTTGATAGTCTTCCTGTGCGCTCCATCGTATAAGCATGGGATCGTAATCCGCCGTGCCATACGCACCATACTCACTTGACCCAAAACAAATGGTGATTCGAGTAGAGTCAGAAATGGTCATATGACCTATTTCTGACGGAACGTCTGTGCCTGAAATAAGTGTGCCACGAGTACCAAACGCAGGCGTAGTACCTGCACCCGGTTGCCAAATATAGAGTGGGCCATTCTTTGGAGCAAACAAAAGATCTTCGCCGTAGTTACGCTGGCTCCACAGCCGTAACTGTTGCCCAATGCCCGTGGTAAAACCAGAACCCCATGTGCTCCTGCTCCACGGGCCTGCGCCCCAGCCTACGCCAACGGTGTAGATATCGGAACCCGTATTGATTTGGTATGCCGCAACTACGGAAGCACCACCGTTACCGCTATCCGAAGCGTTAGATAAAACGGCTGCGCCGGGAGAGCCCACTGGAGATACTGCCCGTGCTTGGATGGTGTAAGTACTGCTGTCAATAACCGTGACCTGATACTCTTGCTCAAGAATGGCTTCGGTGATATTTCCACCAAGTCCCGAGGCACCTACGCCACTAAACGTGACAAAGTCGCCTGTGCCGCAGCCGTGTGCGCTATCCGTGACCGTAATCGTAGAAGAAAAAGGCGCGATAATTACCGCAGAAAAGGTTACGGATCCAGCAGGCGTAGTAGAGCGAATCGGCGTGACATCATAGTAAGCCCCGCCTGTTTCAATATAGAACTTGAGGTTGGTGCCGACACCCAACAGGTTAAAGCTCTTTAGCGTAATCCAGTTCCACAAGGACCGCGCAGTGCCCAAGAATTGGGTGTAACTGACCGCGGCCCATCCTCCAATTTTCTCTGGATAGCCAAAGCGAAAGCGCACTTTGTCGCAATCAAACCACCCGCCTTTCCCAGCAAGGGTCGTTATCTCATTTACGATACCGGGGCGGAATTGTAGTTTTTGGAGTGGCATTTTTTCCTCACCTCATAAAGGTAAAGTCAAAGCGATGGGGGTTCGGGCCAAACAACATTCCAAGGGAACTCTTCTTGTTCGGGCACCTCTAATAACGCCTGTCGGTAAGCAAGCACTGTTTCCTTTTCTTCGTCCGACAACAAGCTCCAACGGATGTGACCAATGCTATCCACATTTTGCAGCAGCAATGACGCTCTAGTTGCCCTAACCTGTGCTGCTCGTTCTTCCGTTCTTCTTGCTTTTTCCTCTTCCGTAATTTCTTTTATTTCCCATGTCTCCACCCACTCTTCCCCCTGTAACGTTGGATTTACTCGAACACACTCCTGTGTTGCGTAATCAAACGAGGGTGGATTTTTAGGTCGAACAGCGAATACTCCCCATCTTGCCAAAACTTCTTTATTTGGGTTTTCTGGAAAAGATACCTGCATGTTTGATCCCCTGAGGTCTCTAATTGAGTAAGGGTAAGTATCTACTTGATTGTTCACTATCTTTACGTACATGATCAATCCTTTAATTGAGCTTGAATGACTTTTAACATAATCATTGCTTTCTTTTGCTCTACGTAACTTGAAGCAAGAAGCCCTTCTAGTTGTGCTTTAAACTCTGCCAGTTCTGTGTCGTCACCGATCTGCAAAAGTGCCAGACTAAAATTAGTTATGTTTACTTGGTACTCGGTAACTTCTCTTACTCGAGCTTCCAAAGCTGTCTTTAATATCTCTCTTGCGTAATTTTTATCGATCATATTGCAGGCCCAAAGGTGACACTAAGTGCGGTGTTAGGAATAGTAGTAGGGCTAACAAATTTACTACCAAAGTCTGAACCCGTCCATTGGTATGCCGTCACGTAGGGAGAATTTCTATGCGCTACTGCAATAGCGTTTCCGTCCGGGCTAAATGCCACTCCCTCGCAAATTCCGGAGGGAAGAATGGAAGGGTATTTAACAGAGCCATAAACAAATCCACCTGACACGGACCATAAAAAAACACCAAGGTAACGACTTGTGGTAAGTGTGGTGTTGCTCCCCGATACTGCGAGAGCATCTCCAGCGGGACTAAATGCCACCCCTGTTGCGTACAGCGCAAAAAAAGAAAAAGCCGGATCACTATATCTACTTCCAAAACCTGCGCCCGACCATGCATACGTTGATATATTATTATATTGATTAGCGAAATCCTCATTTGCTACCGCAATAGCATTTCCTGAAGGGCTAAACGCTACTGAATATGCACTGTCTATAGGAAGAATAGCCGGGTCACTATATTTAGTACCAAACCCCGATCCTGACCATGGATATGCAACTACATAAGGAGAAACGGACTGACTTACTGCAATAGCGTCTCCTGATGGGCTAAACTTTACATCAGCCCCCCCCGAAGGGAGGGTAGAAGGATCACTATATTTAGTACCAAACCCCGATCCTGACCACGGATATGTTGATATAGAAGGGCTAGTACTGTGAACTACTGAAATAGCGTCCCCGGAAGGACTAAAGGCTACCCCTGATCCAGCGCCTGTAGGTAAGGTAGCTGGATTACTAAATTTAGTACCAAACCCCGATGCTAACCATGCATAGACAGAGACGTAAGGGCTATTGCTATGCCCTACAGCCACAGCATCTCCAGAAGGGCTAAACGCTACACTAAGCCCCTGCCCCGTAGGTAAAGTAGACGGATTACTAAATTTACTCCCAAACCCCGCAATAGACCATTCGTATACGGATATAAACGGACTTGTGAAATGCCCCACTGCAATAAAGGGCGTAGGTTGTTTTGCAGCCGACAGTGCCTTGATAGCTAACATTAGCCATTCCCCACTTGTGCGCCGTAGATGGTGCTATCTACTTTCCACAAAACAATCGGGGTATATCCCGTAGTTAAAAGGCTGGGCGCTACACCGCCGCTGGTTTTCCAAACAACCGACAACGATGACCATGTCACGGTATATGCCGTACCATCATCAATCATCAACAAAATAGATTGACCCGAGGCCCACGTTCCGGCAGTCGGTGTAGATGCCCCCGACAGCGTCCATGTTTGAATCGACCCATTGGTCGGGGATAACGCCGGAGTCGTCCCACTAACTACAAACACTTCCTCGGTGTACCCGTTGTTGATAATCGGGCCCTCTAACGTCTTATTGGTTAGTGTCGCGGCACCCGTTGGGCTGACATAGTCCGTACCATCTACCGCATTGGCCAGAGCGCCGCCGGAGTTGGCCTTCATGATTGCAGTGCCAGACGGAGGAGCCAA